GAACCCATGGACTGGGATGCAGCCTCATTCTATGATGAGGTCGCATCGTTAAAGGAGGAAACCCCATCGCAGATACCTTGGGGAATTCCTACTCCGACTGTCAGGGGTGTGCTAATGGCAGACCCCGGGACTAAAGGCACGCTCACTCTCCTCAACCTTATAGCTGAGGAAGAGGCCGCTCTCAACCATGAGTTGAAAGAGCAGGTCCGTGCTGAATGGCTCCTTGACAATCTGACTTTTCCTGTGCATATGCATAGGAATATCAGCATAGCCGGAGATGACCACGCCGCCGTTGGAGACTCTCAATATCTAATGGATATTGGTGAAAACCATACAAAGAATAATATGGTTTTGAACGTGCAAAAGCACGGTCAGTCCAAGATTGGCGCGAAGTACTGCGAAGAGTACTTCTTAGTGACTGACAAGACCTCACTCTCCCATCCAGGAGATGACTATGATAAATTTATCATGGTGGACACCCTTAAGGTGGCCCTGGTCTCGCCAGAAACTAAGCAGCAGCAGGAAGCAACCAACCCTTCCATAGGGAAGGGTGCCGCCCTATTCAAAAGAATGGGGTGGGCACCACCAGGCTGGAATACGTTCTGCCGAAAAGTGGTGAGGCCTCGCTTCTTCGCTCGCCATGCCAAGTACCTCCCAAAGGGAGATGCAGGGTATGACCGGAAGGTGGAGTTACCATTCACCCTAGGGGGCTTGCAAATGAGTCCGTTCCGCTTTGCGGAGTGGGACCCAATGCCAGCCCTCTCGAGAATTTCAAACAGGCATCTTCTAGCGATCAAGCTCGTCCTACAAGACGACGAGTCTCATGGACCGCTAGCGCCGATCAAAGAAATTCTTTCCCGGTTTGCGGGAAATCGATACTCTCGTGGCATAAGCCAATCGATTACCGACAAGGCTGAGAGGATCTTTAAGGATCATATCTCACACCTACCTTCCGAGCAACTCAAAGAAGTTGTTCCGAAGCTTGTAGCCCAAGGTTTTGTCAAAGACTACCAAGGGTATCGTCACCAAACAAAAGCAGCAGCAAAAGCTGGCTATGTGACGCTAAAAGATCTGACGACAAGAATCGCAGAACTTGAAACACAGAAGCAGCTGTTCATGCAACCGCCATGCGGTAACATGAAGCCTGCAACGTGGGAAAAGCGCTATGAGAGACTAGACAAAGATCTAGCTCTCCTTGGCTTACCGGATAACCGGCCGGAAGACCAAGAAATTGGAGAAGCTCTTAAGAGATTCAACAATGTTGATCAACTGAACATTCGCGTCCATGAGAAGGACCTCTACATTAGTAGTGATGTCCTCCTCTTCGAGGATGACGAAGGTGAGCTGCATTCGATCCCAGAAGAGATCATGAGGGATAGGCCTGGCCTAACCCTCCCAAGCCTGATCAAGTCAGGCCGCAGCATCAGTATGACTTCTTCAGAAGTGCTTTCTACTGCAGGCACATCAAATGCCTAAGGAGCTAGACAATGTCTTTCGCTCCTGGCCCATAACGATGTCGTTGCAAGAGATGCAAAGTGTCCATGGGGACCTCGAAAGGGG